GTGCATAGAGCGCGGCGGCTAAGTTAGCTGACGAAGAAAATGAGAAAGTGTCTGCGGCCGTTATTGGCGCGATGGCTGTCAGATCTGCGGCCGACGTGTGCGAGGCTGCAGCTGTACCGCCCATAAAGCCAAGAGCCAGGAGTTCTGCGGCTTGAGTTGTGGTCAATGTCGCTGTGCCAACTCCGAAAGTTAGCGCTGAAATATCGGCCGCTTGTGACATGGTTATTGTTGTGTCGGCGACCGCGTTCAACCCTCCAGCTAACACAAGCGTGCCGGTCATACCGTGGTCCGCGGTGCGGGTTGCAGACAAGCCTCCCGCTTCACGGGGTTGTGCCCACGCGTACTGCCCGCTATACCCGTTCTGAAAACCGCTCTTTTTAGTTTCGGACGACGCTGCGTCCCCAACATAAAAATTCTGTATTATCTGGGGGCGCAGATATGCGTGGGGGTTAGAAAAAGCCCCCCCGAAATCAGCGGCGGCGTTTCTATTCACCTGCGCGTAGTTAGCCAGCAGCATATCAGTTCCAGACGAAGTTCAAGTATCCCGAAAACGCGCTGTTTACCGGTGTGGCGACGCCTGAACCCCACACCCAGTAAAGGGCGGCCCCGTCATACACCCGCGGTAGTGAGGGTAGCCCGAAAGCAAAATTCTGCTCTGCCGCCAAGCCCAACGTAGAGAGCGGGATTTGGGCCAACTCACGGATAAGGGCGACAGTGTATTCGCCAGAAACATATGAGAGCGAGTTCTGTATTGAATCTATCTGTGCGATGCCCGCATCCCCGGCTTGGAGCGGCATCTGGTAGTTATACTTCCCAGTACCTGTCGCCCCAGTGTAAATGATGTGGCTGTTAGACGCCGCCGATTTGCCAATGGGGAGTGTTGTCGGTGTGGCGCGCGACGCAGTTTGGGTGGAGTTCGTGTACCCCAGAGACATGTTCGGGGTAGCCGCCCCAAGCGCCGTGGAGTTGCTGTTAAAAATGATAGCCTGGACCCCAGCACCGTTTGTGTATCTAGGAAGGAGCCAAGACATCGTGTGTGTGCCGGTCCCTGCGTCGGTTATGTTGATTGCAGTACCTGCGATGGCGTTGGCGTAGGAAGTGGCCAGCTTGCAAGTGGTGTCAGAAACCCGGATCACATAATAATCTGTGGCTAGCGCCAGGCCTGCGGGCAGTGTCGTGGTGGTCGTCAAACGTACGCGAGTACCGGTAAGGATGTTGCTCGGAATATTTGCCGTGCTTGAATATGTTACAACGTCCGTTGACGCGTCAGCTGTAAATGTGTCTGACTGTCCAAGAGTGTTTGCTGTCGATTGCGCGGTTGCGGTTGTTACAGACGTCACTCGATAAAACCCTACCACGTCCACCAACGCTAGAACTCCAGGAACTACGGTGGCCGCGGCAGAGACCGCTGACGCGCTGGCCAAGTATTTGTAGTATGTTGGCTGCACACTCCCGCCATGCTGCATGGTTCCGGCAGACGCGGTGTTGTCTTTCACTGCCTGGAACGCGAGGTTTGTTCCGGTGTTGAAAAGCGCGTCGGCACCGGGATTACCGCCACCCCGGAATAACGTGTGCCACTCATTTGCCACGGCTGGGGAAGTGGGGTTAAATGCTTTTCCCCAATTACTGCGGAATGTCTGCCCAGCACTGAAGGCCGAGATTAATTGGTCTGTGCTTGCTATGCCGGGCATAATTCACCTCAATTCCAAATAGTTGTTAGTCCGCCGCGGATAGAAACTCCGGACAGGGACCCTTGGGGCAACACGACAGCCGATAAAAACGCGTCGTCCTGTATCTCCGGGAGTTCATTCGCCATAATCAACAGGTCTTTTTCGTAAACAGCGTCGGTTGACCTGACTACAGAATACGCTATCGGGCGAACCAGGACTATGGAAAAAAACCCCGTGTCCGCGCCCAACATAGTAACAGACTGTACTGACCTTACACCAGTATCCCCGTCTTGCAGCCCTATGAATGGCCCAGCTGCGCCGGCCGTTGCGGTTGCTGATGTCAACACTGTCCCGGGGGCGGCGGCCGTGTTTTGAGTCGCTGTCTGGCTGGTCCTACCAGCTACACCATCTTGGTTCGTGTAACTCACTGTAAATTGTTGTCCGCCCGTCCGGGATGAGATTGTAACTGCCATCATCTGAACCCCGGCTCCGGTCGTGTACCTGGGGAGCGACAACGTGTTGGTCATTACTTGAGGCTCGAGAGCTCCGTCCTCTACAGACGGGTAATAGAGCAGGTAATCCATAAGTATGAACGGTAGTGGGAGCGGGGTTGCGCTAACACACTGCAAACGAAGTTTTCTGGCATATTTCGTCGCCGTACCTGAGAGCGCAGCACCGTGGTATATCCCACCGTCCCCAGACTGCGTAACCTGCTGGGCCACCAACGGTGTGGCGTCAAACCATTGTTTCGACTTCGGGTTACCAGAAGCCCCGGTCACGTCGTACCACAGCCCGGCCGTCGTAACCTGGTTCACTATCTTCACCCACTCTGTGAACCTGCTACGGCCTTCAAGTTCCGCTTGGCAGGCCGTCAGGGCGTTGGTAACCGGCATTAGTCGACGGTGGCTGTCAAGGCCGCCGCGGCAAACTGGGGCTGGATACCGTTTGAAACAGATAATGAAGATGACAGTGAGCCGGACAGAATGATTTGCCCCGCCCCTGAAGATAAGGTGCCGATCGAAAAGTGCGTGATCGTGTTGGTCCCGCCCGTGGCCTGGGGGAACTGAACCAGCGCTGTGTTGCTGATAGTGGAGGATGACCGCGTCCACCCGCCGGATGTGCGGGCCACCGCGACTCTGGCGTATGAGGTGTATGTCGCCTCGTTCGTAGTCTGGTCGCCAGCTTCGCCGGGGTCAGAAGTATGTAATGCGATATAAAAACTTCCGGCCGCGGCGCTGTTTTGCAGCCCGCCGGCGTCGCCCACATTCGCCCAATCCGTGTTGAGGAACAGCAGATCCAGAAGAGCTGCTTCGGCCGCGTTACTCATACTCATGTCTGTACCCTCAACTCACCACCCCGAAGGGAAATATGCGTTTCCGCCGGCCGCCCCTGGGGGGCCCTGCGGTCCTGGAGGCCCTTGAGGCCCCTGTTCTAACCCGAATATTACCACGGTTTCGGGCTCTATGGTAGTGACGGTGTCTTCGTCATAAGACTCTATAACGACAGTCTCGCTATCCTCGTATACGACCGTTGTCTGCGTATCCGTTTCTATGATAACTATAGAGTCTTCAGGACCATTAGACACCGCGTGTCACCTCTTTCTCCAAATGAACCGCGCCACGACACAATCTTATAACCTCGTCGTCCCCATCTACCAACTCGAGATCATAAACCGCATCGGTAAAGGTTAAGGCCGCCGTATCCGCCGACGCGACAAACAACGTTAACTTGCCTTCGTCGGCAGTAATTGTTATTCGACTGTTTTCGGTAGTCAGCTCCAGTAGCACCGCGTTGCTGGCCACAGTTTGACGTACCTGCATTCGAGCTGTGTACCCCGTAAGATCCGCTGCCACGTTGTTTGGCTTATAATATAGGACCTTGTCGAAGCGGGCGCCCTGCTCTATGGTCAAGTCTATTTGTGCCGGCTTCATCACAACCCCCTGTAAACAACTTCGCGCGGACGATGCTCCCGACGCTCCCGCTCGGCCTTGGCTTGATCGCAATACCGGCGAAACACGGCTTCGAATTCTGAGGATTTCGTCGGGTCGAACGTCTCAGCGTCCCGTTTACGGTACGCATACATCGCGATCCCATCCACCAAATGAACGTGGTGCTGCTCCTGAATCTCCAGCTCCCCACTGCCGGTCGATGTTATATCCGTTAGCGGGAGACGGTACACTACCAGTTTTACCTGTTCAGCGGAGTTTGGGATAGGCACCGCGCGTACGTAGTTTTGGTCCAGCCCCGTGACGAGGATCTCTATTGCCCCGGTCGCTGTGGAGAACGCAATCCCGGCGTCTTCCATATTTTCAATGTTAAAAACGTCGACGGCGGTGCCGTCAGATACCCGGTACGCACTGCGTATCTTTAAAACGCGGGGGGACAGCGTGTAGTACTCCACGCCGTCCACCAGATTCAGACTTGTTACCCCGGATCTGGAATCCCCGATACCGCCGGTCAAAGCACAGAAATCTTTCTGCGCGCTATCCATGTATCGATATATGTCCGCGTCGGACCACAGGTACGGCTCAACCTCGTCCCGCATTTCCGAGCGGAAAATGGTTAGAAGCTGCGCGGGAGTCATTGTTATTCGTCCTTATCAACAGCGGCTGAGTCTGCGGCTAGTGTGAACGTCATGCCGATCTTTTTATCCAGGCGGGCTTGCGAGATTTTTTCCTCAGCGATGCGTTTACGCGTTTCCCACAACCCGGCGATTTCTTTCTGTGAAACTGTGAAACGGGCAATCGTGGAGACAGTCTTGTGTGCAGGTACACCAGCAGCATTAAAATCTTTCGGGTCATTGCGGTCGGCGATCTCTTCTAGGATGCTGTTCAGGAGCTGTTCGCGCTCTGCAGCGTTTGACGGTTCCGGGTTGATGTGCTTCGGAGCCAGGACTTCTTCAGTCTTGTCTTCGGCAACGAATGTCATGCCCGCAGCAATAGCATCTTGAACCATAGCGCGGGGGATGCGCACGGGTTCGCCAGCGCGCACGTTGAAACTGAGCGGGTGAGTAGTCACCAACTGAAAATTGCGGTTTGAAACCATTAATTCTGAAGCGGCCATAAAAATCTCTCGTGGGGGAGGGGTTTAAAAAAGGCCCCCGAAGGGGCCTTCCGTAGTACCGACTATCAAGAAATAACGTCGTCGGCTTTTGGTCCGCGGATGATATAGTCAACCCGAACTGTTGCCTTACCCGAAGTTGCAGTAGCAACGGTTGGGGTAACAGTCAAGCGGATTGGCAAACCACCAGTGTTTACATACCCGGTCGGTACGAGGGCGGTCAGGGCAGCTGACGTTTTGTCCGTAGTGCCGAGATAGCGGTTGGTAGACCCGCTATCACCAACGATCACGTTATACGCCGTGCTGCCACCAAACGCGGTCTCGGTCACAACCGCCCCGCCGACCACAACTGAGTCGATGGGCAGGTCGATGATGTCGAACGCGTGTGCGGCGGCTGTGGCAAACGCGTCTGAGGAACCAGAAGCGTTCGTCATAGTGTCGCCGATTTCAAAAGTGAACACCGCGCTCATTACACGCTGTGCTACCTTGGTCTGAGTTAAAGCGGCCATATCTGTTCTCCTAAATTAAGCGTGAGCGACGAAGCAGTTGATCACACCGAAATCCTGGGCAGTAGTAGAGCCAGAATACTGGTTCACATACTGTGGTTTCAGGAAGCCGAGGATCTTACCAGTGGAAATACCCAGCTGGTTGCCATAATCGAATTCTTTCTCGTTCCACTCAGGAGCGCCCAGATCTGCCATGCCCAGCGCTTGAGCGCCGCAGAACAGGATGTGCGAACCTTCAGCAACGTCGGAAGAATCGCCGAAGTCGTTAGTGGTTGAAGTCCATTGCGGTACGTGGCGGAATTCGTGGAGCATAACGCCGTCGATCAGTACACTGTCGCCAGTGAACAACTCGTTGCCGCCGCCGCGAGTTTGGGCATAGCGGAGGTTGGCTTTGTAGTCGTCACTCTGCTTCAACAGCATCATGGCTTGCGGACACAGGAACGCGTGGTAAATCTCCTGGCTGCCGTTTTTAACGCCGCGAATATACTGCTCTTTGGCGTATTTTTTCAGCTCCATGAGAGTGTTCCAGGTCGGGGTGTCGCCAGCATCGACGTCGCCGATTGCAGCAGTCGTTTCCAGACCAGTAGAAGCGTCCCAACGTGCGCGGCGCAATGCAGATGAAGTGGTAACATCAGCAGCGAATTCCAGGTTCTGGAGGTCAGAGCCTACGCGGGCTACACCTTTAGGGGTGTATGCGTAGCTGCGGCCGGCCAGGGTCAGGAACGCCAACTGGTCGATACGGTCTGCCAGCCAGTACGCGAGAACGTCGCGGCTGTTAGAACGAAACTCAACGATGGACTTCTGGTCGCTGATGCGGCCCTTGCTACGGTTAGCGTGGCGCAACTGATCGACGCGGATGACCTGTTCGTAGGTCTTCATCGCCTCTTCATTGCCTTCCAGCGTGCGGTCGCCCGCTACACCGTCGCCTTCGAGGTCAGCCAACAGAGTCATAACGGCGCGAGCGCCTTTCTCTGATTTTTTGACTTCAGTGACGTGCTGGATCAGGCTGTTAGGGCCTTTTCCAAGAAATTGTGAAACGAAGGACTGGTTCCGGGCGTTTTTCCACAGATCCATACTCCATGCTGTTTTCTGCTCATCAGTCAGAGCGGCAAAATTGGTAAGTGCCATGGCGGCCTCCTCAAAAAATTCGGGTTTGGGTGTCTATTACTTGCCGAATTTCGCCTCGGACATGCGATATGTGTTATTTGTACCAATAAAAACAAATAGTGTCAAGCGTTATCCCGCGCCAGGTACTCTGCCAACGCGTCGCCAGTGTGTACTGAAATATGCGCGCCGTGATGGATCAGCGCATGCATAGGGTTGGCTTCCAGATACTCTTCAAGCTGCTCGGCCTGAGCCGGATATTCAAATGTCTGGGTCATAACGGCACCTCGGCGGTAATCAGTAGGGCGGAGCAAGCGATAACGTCGGTAGCCGCGCCGCTGTGTTTCATTGAGTAGAAGATGTAGAAATCGCTCTCCGTATCCACAGCCGCTGTGTATGGGGTGCCCGAACCAGTCGTGGTGTTCTGGTAGTTGGGGGCCGCCCGCTGGGCGTCAGTGGCGCGGTTGCGGAAGACGTGGCGCCCGCTGCACGTAGTGGCTGAGGCCAACGATTGTTGACAAACAAGCGTGTTATTGCCCAGGGTCGCGGTGTCTGTGCCGATATAGGCGTATGCCAGTTTCGTGCCGGCGGTACTGACAGATTCGAACAAACCCTCGGTGTACACGGCGCCGACGGAGCCGAGTATCTTGCCGTCCACCTTCTGTACGAAGTATGTGACTTCCGAAGTTGAACCAGTCAGAGAACCGCCAGATAAGCCGGAAAACGCCGTTGGTGAAGTCGGCTCCGTTGGCAGGGTGCCTGCGGCTGGTGTGTATGTGTTGTTGTACACCACGCCTGCAGTAGTTGTGCTCATAGTCGTGTAGTAGAAGCCTGCGGCGCTTGCGGTATATAGCGCGCCTGCGGCGAAGTACATATAACATTTCGTGAATTTCGTAGTCAGCGTGGTGCCCAGTACAATTGCGCCAACTGCGCTGATTGATGTCAGCGTCGGAGCCATAACGCAGGGGAGTGGCATGTAACCAAGTAACACGCGGCCGTGAGTTGGGACCCAGCGGCTGCCGTTGCTGATAAACTCGTTCCCAGAAGGGCCGACGTCAGAGATAAAGATTGTCTGGTTGGGGTATGAACCGGCATCGAGCCGGTTCGCCCACGTGCTGGCGTCAATTGGATTGGTCGATCGTGGAAGGCGATAGCGACTCATGTTATTCCCCTTTCTTTTCAGACATCAGGCCGCCGAACGCTGCGGCGATGACCGAGGCGACCAGGGACATGTTCTGCACGATGCCGGGAATCGCTACATCGAGCTGGGCCTGCTGGTCAGGAGTGATAACCCCGAACAGGGCCAACATAGCTGCCAGGGCTGCGTATGAGGACGGTTCCCGCAGGCGAGCTACGAAATACGTGATGATTTTTTGAGCTTTCGTAGACATGTCTCTCTCCACGTGTGTAATTTTCGGCAAAAATTGCGCACATACGCAAAATCATCTGTCCAGACCCCCACCATACAGGGGGGGATCATGAGCAGGCAGATACATAATAACGTAAAAACCCCGAGCGCGTACAGTAGCACGCGTACGGCCCGGGCTATCACCATGTCGAACTGATCAGAGTTCATCGCCGCGCATCTTGGCCAGGTCCGCTTCGGGGATATTCTTGAACTGCTCAAATGTCATGCGCTTCAGGGACGGAGGTGCCGGAGGCGCCGCAGTCTTGCCTCGGAGGTCTGTAGGCTGTGGCTGGGCGCTGGCTGCGGCCGCTGCCTTGCGACGAGCCTGTTCCTCACGGCCTGCCGGCGCGTTGGCCGGTTGTTTGGCCGGTTGCTGCGGAGCACCGGCGACGTATTTGACCGCCCGCTGCAGGGCCTGCACCTGTTCTACGCCCGAGAGCATCAATGAGCGCATAAGACCGGCAACTTCATCGGCCATATTCTGGTCATAGTCGTCTGCGCGGTCCGGGTTCAGCGCCGGGTACTGCTGCTCGATACTGGCCAGCGTCGACTCATACTTCAGGGTGCCGAGAGTGCGTGCGCGCGCGGTCTCTGCCAGCTGGTTGGCCCGTTCTGACTGGACATATTCCTGGAGCTGGTTGATCTGCTTGCGCACCTCGCGGGCCTCTTCGCGCTCGCCGTCTACCAGCAGCTCTTCATAGCGGTCCTGCAGAGTATCCAACTGTTGTGTAGCGGCGGCCACTGCGTCGGTCTGTGCCGGGGCAGGCTGGCGGCGCTGGGCGGCCTCAAAAGCGGCCAGGCGGGCTTCAGCCTCTTCTGCACGGGCGCGTTCGCGGCTTACAGCCTCGTCGAAACGGGCTTTCGGGATGCGGATACGCGCTTCACGCGCTACCCGGGCTTCCTCCGCCTCGCGTTCAATGCGTTCTTCGTCCGTTTCCTCGCCTTCAAGATCAAGATCCGGATCCGCGCCCGCGTCAGCGCCTGTTTTTGCCGGTTGGGGATCATCATCGGTCTCCAGATCGGTGTCTGTAGGGATAAACTCGTTACCAAACGGGTCGTCAACTACCGGAACGGCCGAACCGCCCAGGTCTGTGCCGTCGCCGGCGGGGGAAAGCAAGAAATGGCGGGTTTTCATGTTTTATTTTCCTCTGGTGGGGGAGAAAGTGCCTGTCTCACAGCGTCCAGGCGGGCTGTTTTTACTTCATTTTCACGATCCAGCTGTGACTGGCGCGCTTCTGCGGCGTGTTTGTCCCGCTCCAGCTGGATTTTTACATCAAGTTCGCGCTGTTTCTGCGCCAAAGTGACGTCTATCTCATATTTCTTCATCGCCAGCTCTTTTTCTGCCTGCTGGATATCCGCCTGCAGCTTCTGTGCCTCAAGCGACAGCTCCTGCGGGAGAGAAGCATCCGTGCCAGCCGGTTGTCCGGCCTCCTGAGCCTGGGCAAGTGCCTTCTGGGCCTGGGCCTGTTTCAGCCCGACATCTGCTTCGAGACCGGCAACTTCCGCCTCAGCTTTCCGAGCAGCGAGTTCTTTCTGCTTCTGGGCTTCAGGAGAGTTCTGGTCACCTTCCATGGACTGCACAATCTCGGCCTTATCTTTCAGGCGCGATGATTGTATCAGATATTTATCCGGCAGCTGCACTCCGGCCTCGGTGCGCAGGCGCAGGGCCTGGTCAAACTGCGTTTCCTCGAACGTATCGCGATCCGGCTGGTTCGTGATAACCACGGCATACTCACCCAGTGTCAGGTCGTTGATAACCTGTCCTTCCGGCGTGGTCTGGTTAACCTGCACAGTGTCTGTGCGGTTCGTCATCTTGTCTGTGGTGATGCGCACCAGGCGTGGTTCGGTGTAATACTCCTGGACAATGTCGAGGATGTTGCGCGCCATCAGGTAATCTGTGCGGTTCAGGTTATCCTGCACTTTGGCCAGGTTCGAGGATCCACCCGCCTGGTTCGCCTTGACTGACTTGGCAGACACGTCTTCGCGTGCAAACCCGGTCATGTAGTCGCTGACGCCCGATATACTCTTGACGTGTTCTTCCGCCTTGTAACTGATGCGATCCAGACCCGTAGGCGTCGGGTTCGGCGTGATCTTCTCGAGGTTATTCAGGTCGTCGAGCTCTATCACGATGCCGCTCTGGGCGCCGCGCTGCTCGAGCTCGCCAGCAGACATGTTTTGCAGGGCGTTGCGTTTGACCTTGTAGCCGCTATTGGCCGTGGTGTTCACCACGTGCAGCTCCTGGCTCGACACCTTGTTCAGCAGCTCCTGTGGGCCCAGCAGGTTCTCCACGATGCCCACAGTCTTGCCGCGACGGAAGTGTGGGAAGTAAGGCACGATTGTGAAGTGTTTGTAGGGAGACCAGTCGTCGTGCAGGACCTCGTCGCCAGCCACTACAGTCCAGCGTATGCGCTTGACCAGTTTCGTGGTGATGGCCTGGTCAGGGTTCATGCGGAGATATTCATCGACGCGTGGCCGATCCCAGCTATCCGGTACCGGGCGCATGTCGCCGGTCTGCACATCGACGAAGTGGGTCAGTTTGTCCAGGCGCTTCCACTGATAGTCAAGTACGCGGATACGCCGGTTGTGGCGAGCGGCAACTTCAGAGCTATCAGACTGGCCGTATGGAATCGACAGACCGAACCGGTCCCTGTTCAGGTACACGTCGTCTGCAGCTCCATCGACGATGGTACTGGAGGCTTTATCAAGTTTATCAGCTACGGCAGCGCCGTACATAAGTTCGATATCGTCGAGTGACTGCCATTCCGTATAAATAACATCGGACCAACCGTCCGGGTCGTAGGAATCCGCGTCGTTGTCGATCAGGACGTTTTTGCAATTCCTCTGGGTAATGCGCACCTCGCCGCGCAGGCTGTCAGTAAAGTCCAGGCGTATGTCGTAGAAACCGCGGCTGGTAATAATCCCGTCAGCAAACACATCGCTGCGGACCCATGTCAACTGGTTGTTATCCCCGATCTGCATGTAGACCTTGGTCAGGGCGTCTGCGACTTCAGCGGTGGCGCCTTCGTTGCGGGGCTTGAATGCGGTGTCTGTGCGGTTGAAGATCTGGGCCCCCATCACGTTGCTGATGGTGCTGATGATCTTGTTTATCGTCAGGGCGGGGCGTTTAACAGACTTCAGGTAAGCCAGGTCTCCCGCTTCCCACTGCTGCCCGGCGAAGAAGCCCTCACACTTCTCGGCCTTCTTCACATAATCGGCGTGCCCGTTGTCACGCAGGAACGTGTACCTGGACCAAATCTGGCGGGCCAGGTCGGTTCCGGTTAATGTGCGCTTCTGGGCCATCTGGGTCTCCGGGTCACGAGGTCATGTGAGTCAGGTTGCCACCTGACACCGTGTTGAGTATCTTATCACGCCACGATGGTACCTTGGGCGGGTCCGGAAGTCTAGGTGGCGCCGCATTTGTTATCAAGCGTATCGCCCACGCCAGGGCGTCCACAATGTCGTCGTGCCCGCCACCAGGGAACTGCAGCATCTCCTGGAGGAGTTCAGTCTTCCACGGGGGATCCATCGGGAACGACACTTTCCCCTGCTGCATCCGGCCCTGCAGAGGCCTGGCCCGAGCCACTTTATCCGTCAGCGGTTTCATCACCTCGATGGTAGGAAACACCTTCCGTTCATCCATGCGCTTGCGCAATAGTGGCTCAATTGACCGCCAGATCTGGCCATCTTCAACCCCGACTACGTAGCGTCCGCCGGATATCCGCATGTAGCGCTCGGCTACTGTCACGATGGAATCCACGATCTCGAAACTGTCACCCTTGAAGCGTACGATATCTGGCACGTAGGCGTGGTCATAGTCGTCGTGCGCAACTGTCGCGCCCACTGTGTAGTCATTCTGCTGTTTCAAACCAATCGCGAAGTCCCAGGCGGTGTAGTAATTCACGTGTTCGCCGAGAGGTGGCAAGTGTTCGAACCTGAAGTGCTCCTTCCTGAAGTACAACCCTTCGTCCGGAGTAGGCGCCTGCTGGTACAGCGCTGACCATATCCGCGGCTGCAGGTTCGCCCGGATCTTCTTCAGCGCGTGGGTGGAATAACGTTCCTCGTGCAAGGCCGTGTCGATACCGCGCAACAGCGTGTAGCGTTCCGGGACGTCCTTGATCGGCTCTGCCGTCCGTATAATCTCGTGCCTGGGTGAAGACTCGTCACGATACTCATACGTAGTGCTGAGTGCCGGATACAACACAACCTCGAACTGGTCAGCCATCGGATCCAGGCGCATGCGCTGCTGCAGCCTGCCGGCGAGGTCATCCCACGACCACCAGGTTTCTATGAGTAATATGCCCCCACCCGGGGCGACACGCGTCGAGGCTGTGGACTGGTACCACTCGTCGATCAGCAGCCGGCGGTCTGCGCTGTCCGCCTCTTCCATATTCTTAATTGGGTCGTCGATGATCAGTATGTGGCAGTTGTGCGCCAAAACCCCTTCTACGAAGAAGTTTCCGGTCTCGGTCTGTATGTCGTAGACGAGCTCAACGCCCGGGCGCGAAACCAGTCCTGCAAGGCTGCGCGCGGTTCGGGAGACATCGAGTGATAGAACTCGTGCGCCCTCTTCGACAACACAATAAGGTTCTCCAGAACGTTGTTCTCCGGATTGTGGTCGATG